GCGGCCTCGGTCGCGTCGAGATCGAGGCAGGCGGTCGCCGCGATGCGGCGCAGCATCTCCTCGGCGGAGTCAAGGAGGTCGGCGGGCGAGAGCGTGGGCTCTGGCGTAGCTGGCGCGATATCACACCACGGCTCGTGAGCTTCCGCCGCGCGTCCGCACACGCTGCAAGCGTGCGGATTGATGTAGCGCGGGTCGTAGGTGGGCGCAGGAGCCACCGCCGGAGGGGGCGGCGTCGTGTGAAACTCGGCCATCGGGCAGCCGGGGGCGTGCATGTAGTTGGCGGACCCACCAGAACAGCAAGTGCAGCGGGTTAGCGGTGCGCTGGGCGCAGGAGCCGGCTCCGCGAGGGCGGCGAGGCGGGCCTGGAGGGCGTCGCGCTCGGCCGTGAGAGCTTCGCGCTGGCAGGAAAGCCAATGCGCGTCGCTCGCGAGTCTGTCGCGCTCCGCCTCCGCGTCCTCTGCGCGCTGCCGGGCGAGGTCTCCTAGCTCACCGCTGCGGCACCACAGCGATTCGAGGCGCGCGATGCGCTCGTCACGCTCGCGGATCATGGACTGCGAGATGGCGTCGGCGGCGTCGCGCTCGGCCGTGAGCGCATCGACCTGAGCGATGTACCCGGCACGCAGGCGCTCATGCTCCGCCACCATCTGCGCGATGCGCTCGGCGCAGTCCGTCACGCGATCACCTCCCAGCGCACTTGACGTGCGCCGTGTTCGTAGCGTCGCACCAGCCCCGCGCGCTCCGCGTCAGGGAGCCTGCGGCCGACCATGTGCCTGTCGAGCCCGTGGCGCGCCGCGAGCTCGGCGCTCGTCAGGCCCGGCGTGGCGCGCAGCGCGGCCAGCACCGTGTCCAGTTGCCGCCGTGCCGCGCCGCTGCGTTCGAGCGCGTCGGCCGCCGCGTGGCTCGATAGCGGATCGCGCGTGCGGGCGCGCGGTGCGAAGTCGAGCGGGCGCTGCTCAGGCATCGAAGCTCACCTCCGCCGTTGGTCCCCAGCACCACTCAGCGCGAGAGCAATACTTGCAGTATCCGCAGAACTGCGATGTAGCCTCGCTCGGGCGCGCCGGCACCATCTCCGAGTCGAGCGCCGCTCGGAGCTTCTGGTTGATCGCGATGAAGCGGTCCCGGTCGAAGCGCACGCGCTCGCTCCAGATGCGCGAGTCGTCCTTGCACACGACCACGACCAGCGCGTGCGCGAGGCCGAGAAATCCCATGTAGGCATGGAGCTGGTCCGCGTACTTCGGATTCCACGCCTCATATCCGATCGGCAACAGCTCGTCGAATCGCTTCGTGTTCGCGCTCTTGATCTCGAGCAGGTATTCGGTCTGCTCATGTTTGGACGGGCCGAGAAGCGTGGTGCCGTCGATGTGGCCGACCACGCGCCCGCCATACGCTTCGATCCGTTCCTGCTGCCGCATGACCAGGTAGTCCGCATCGCGCAGGAGCTTCACGGCCATCGCCTCGACGGCGTGCCCCATCTCGAAGACGGCAAGGATGCGCGGCTCGATCTCTTCATCCGGCGCCTCGCCACGCAGTCCAGCCCATAGGCTCCGCACGCACTCGCCGGCCGAAGAGAGGCGCAACACGGTCGATGCGCCTTGCTTCTCGCGCGCGTCCGCGAGCGCGCGATGGATGCGGCGCTCGACTTCGGGCGACGGGTTGAGGATCTTGCCAAGGTTTGCCACGAAGGCTCCAACGGGGACCGGGCGCGAGGCCCGGCCCCCGAGTACGGGCTAGAACGGGATGGAATCGTCAGACGCGGCAGGCAACGCCTGCCGTCCGCCGTGCTGCGGCGCCGCCGACGGTGATCCCATCGGGCTGTACGCCATCACGCGATTCTCGAACCCGTCGGCGTCGCCGAAGCCACCCTTCGCCTTCTCGCGCGTGAGCTTGACCATCATCGGCACGTTGTGCAGCTCGACCGAATCGCCGATCAGATTCGGGTGCGGGTGCCGAACCGCCAGTGCGATCCGCTTGAGCTGCGCGCGCGCGATGCGTACCGTGTCCGCGTTCGGATGCTCGAGCGTCATGTGGTCGAAGAAGTGGCGGTTGCGGTACTCGGGCTCGAGGATCTCGAGCTTGAGCTTGAGCACCATGCCGTTGCCGGCCTTCGTGCGCTTGTAGTCCGACTCGACCACCTCGCAGGCGTACTCGCCATCGGGCAGCGCGCGCCATGAGCCGCCCTGCATGTCATCGTCCTGCACGTCGGACAGGTCCTGGTCAAGCCTGGGCATGGGTCGTCTCCTCGGTCGGTGCGGAGCCGTTCGGGCCGGTGGCCGTATCGGTCGCGGGTTCGGTGGTCTTCTTCGCAGCAATCGACTTGCCGATCTCTGCGCGCAGCGCGGGCCAGGACAGATCGATCTTCGGCGGCAGGCCGTAGCGGTTGCCGCCGATGAACCCGCCCGCATCCTCCAGGTTGAGGATTCGGCGGCCCGTCGTGCGCGCGACGTCCGTCTCGCGCTGGCCCTTGCTCTTGTCGCCCTTCGTGACGACGTGCCGTTCGATCTCGGCGTAACCGATCACGTCTGCCCAAGCGTGCAGCAGCGCGTTGGCGCGCTTGTGCAGGTTCGTCTGGATCACGTCGTAGGCGCCGTGGACGGGATCGTTGACCGTCTTCGTGTCCGCGTGCGCGATCAGCACCGTCACCATGCGGCGCTTGGCGCGCAGCAGGTCAAGGCCCTTCAGGAGCCGCGTCCAGTACGGGTCCGCGTAGACGTACCCTTTGCCGTAGCCGAAATCTTCGACGCTGGTGTAGGTGCGCTTGTCCGTGCTCTGGTCGCGGCACACGGCCTGCCAGAGCAGCAGCTCAACTGAGTCGATGGTGTCGATACACAGAGCCTTGTAGTCATGCTCCTCGTCGATCAGAGCCGCGATGGTGCGCAGCACGTCCTCGTAGGACTCCGGACGCGGCAGCCTCGGCACGTCGAGGATGCCTTCGCCCTCCTCGGCGGGGAGCAGCACCACGCCGGGGATGCCGGCGGCGAAGGTGGTCTTACCCACCTTCGATTTGCCATAGATCACGAGCCGCGGCGGCCGGATCTCGGCTTTCAGGGTGACTTCAGATAGTAGACTCATTTCGTTTCCTTTTCGCTTTGCTTCAGCCGCGCACTTCGCGCGTTGAACTGGTGGCCGGTGCCGGGAGTCGAGCCCCCCCGATTACCGGCACCGGCCGGCCCGCGCTGCCCGAGGAGTCGCGCGAGCCACGGGCGGCGCACAGTACGCCGCTCGGCTTCGCGGAGCGCGGCGACGATCGCCCATGACGGGATCGTGCCTGCGCCCGATAGCCTCGGGTGCTCCACCGTCACGGCAGCGCCCGCCAGAGCGCAATCGCGCCGTATGCCGCGAGCCCGTAGAGCACGGTGCTGGCGACGATCCCGAGCGTCACGACGACGCCGAGCCACGGCGACGTGCTCCGCGGCATCCCGGCGCCGCGCGGCGCCACCCGCTGCGCGTCGAGGATCGCCAGCCGCAGCGGCGGCTCGGGCATCGGAGAGCGGCGGCGCTCGTCCGGGACGGGGTACTCGATCACGAGCGGCAGGTGGAGCTCGATGGCCTCGATCTCGGCGGCGGACAGGCTCATGATGCCCGCCGCTGCGAGATCGCTTCGAGCCGCGCCTCGACGCGCATGAGGCGCGTCAGCGTGGTCACGCGGCGCCCGAACACGTCGAGGCGCTGCTCGTCGAGGGCGTCGAGGGCGTCCCGGAGCTGCCGCGCGTCGTCGCGCAGCACCTCGGCCTCGCCCTCCAGCATCGCCCGCTCGTAGGGGTGTGACTCCATCTACTCGCCCTCCTCGCCGAGCCCGCAGGCGCAGCACACAAGCCCGTCGCCGTCGTCGTCTGACGACACGCGGTAGCTCTGGCAGCGCCCGCAGATCGGCACTGCGCCCTCCCCGTGACACTCGGAGCACGTCACGTCGCGCCAACCGCGCCGGCTGCGACCGCAGCGGCAGTCGTCGTCGCAGCCGACGTCTACGGCCGTGCAGCAGGCCACGCGCGCGCTACCCGCGCCCTCGCACTCGGGACAGGGCGCGAGCGGGAAGGCCAGCTCCGCGCGGACGCGGGCGGCGATGGTGGCGGCGGGACGGAGCGCGGCGGTCATCGCGCGCCCTCCACCGCTGCCGCGAACAAGTCGCCCTGCGCCTCGATTCCTTCGCAGTGCCGGACTGCCTGTTTCCAGTATTCCTCTTTCAATTCGACTCCGATGAAGCGCCTGCCAGCCTTCAGGCTGGCGTAGCCCTCGCTGCCAATTCCCATGAACGGAGAGAGGACCGTGTCTCCCGTGTTGCTCCAAAGGCGAAGCGCTCGTCCGATAATGTCGAGCGGCATCGGGCAGATGTGTTTCTCGTCGTTCGGCAATCTCTTGGAATTGAGCACGTCCGTCTCGCGCGTGTGCATCCACACGGGAGAGGCGTACTCCTGCCACTCGTCGAGCGGGAAGCTCTCTTTGGTATGCGTGACGGGATCCGCCTCTTCGCCTTCCATGCACCACTTTCGGAACACGACGAGGTACTCGGGCAGCCCTTGGCGAGAGAAGGTAGAATCGGCGCGGAGCTGCTTGTAGAGCAGACCATGCGCCTTCGTCTTCGTCATCTCGCGCACCGGGCAGCGCCAGATCGTGACGCGCGAATGGAAGTCGAAACCCGCTTCGGTGTGAGCGCGAATGAGATAGCCTGGCAGATCGCGCAGCCCCGCCGTGCTGCGCTGCGTGCGGTAGTAGACGAGATCCTTACAATGAACGGCGACAATGCGGCCTGGCTTCATGATGCGAAATAGCTCCCGAACCATGAATCCGTAATGGCTCAGAAACTCCGCGTCGTCCGTCGAATTGCCCATGTCGGCCGCTGAGTCGTTGTAGATGTAGAGGCCGGAGAACGGCGGGGAGTAGACCGAGAAGTCAATCGAATCAGACGGAAGCTGCGCGAGAACGTCGCAACAGTCCCCCAGGTAGGCGGCGAACCGTTCTCCGTGTGCCTCGTTCAAGCAGCGAACCATCGCGGCAACCTCCCATCATGAGTCGGCGCGTATGGCACGCGCACTGCGCTCTCCGGCCCCATCGCGCGGCGCATGGCATCCGCCATCGCGCGCTTCATCGCCGCGTGGTCGCCGCTCTTGCGATCGATCACGCGGCCGATGGCATCCTCGCCCGCGGCCACGATCAGATGGCACTCGACGGGCCGTGTCTGCCCGAAGCGCCAGAGCCTCCGAATCGCCTGATACCATGCCTCGTAGCTGAACGTGCGCCCAACGAAGATCGTCCGAGCACAGTGCTGGAGGTTCAGTCCGAACCCGCAGACGGAAGGCTTAGTCACGAGCACGCGCACAGAGCCGTCGAGAAAGCCGGCGATGGCCGATTCCTTACGCTCGATCGCGTGAGAGCCGCGCACTTCGTAGACCCCCAGCTCGCATTCGAGCGCCTCCATGATGGCGTCCGTTTCGTAATCGGTATCTGCCCAGACTACCCACGGCTCACGCGGCTCTGCCATGACAATCGCGGCGGCCACCTTCGCGCGCTCGGTCGCCGTCTGCCGCTTGATCTCGTGCATCCCGGTAGCGGACACGATCATGTCCGCAAACAGCGCGTCGCTAGACTTGATCTGCTCGCTGCCTGTCGCGCGATGCCGCGACACGTTCAGCGGCGGCAGGACGAAACCATCGTCCACGTCGCCGAGGTCCGACGGCATCGCAGCCATGCGGCACCACGACGCCATCCAGCTCCAGAAAGCGGAGATGCCGTGGCGCTTCAATCGGTATCGGCCCATCTCCGTCTGATCCGAGATGAACCAACGCATGAGCATCTCATTGGAAGGCATGATCCCGCAGAACGCCGCGTGCTGGCCTAGCTCCATGTGATCGTTCGGTGCCGGCGTGGCGGTAGCCGATAGCCTGAATCGGTGGCGCGCGAAGGCGTCGATTAGCGCGCGCGACGTGGCGCCGGTGAAGTTCTTCAGGATGCTGCTCTCGTCGAGCGCGATCGCGCCGAAAGCGTCCGGCTCGAGCAGCGCGAGGCGGTCATAATTGCAGACGTTGATCCCGTCGCCGGCCTCGGCCTGCTCGCGAATCACGCGGATCTCGTATCCCCAGCGCTTTCCCTCGCGCTCGATCTGCCGCGCGACCGCGAGCGGGGTCAGGATCAGCGCGCGGCCGTTCGTCGCCTCGGACGCGTGCCGACACCACTCCAATTCGACGACGGTCTTTCCCAGACCCGTGTCGAGAAAGAGCCCGCCGGAGCCGGCGCGCAGAAGGAAGTCGGTACAGTGCGCCTGGAACGGGAAGAGATGCGGCGCCAGCGACGGCACGGAGTCGAGCCCGCGACGCGGCGCTGCGGCTTCCTTGGATCGCAGGAAATCGAGATAGTCCGTCGTCACGCGACGTGAACCAAAAAGGTGGTTCCGACGCGATCACGGTCGCAGACATCGCAACGGTCAAGATGGGGGAGCGCGTCCGACGGATATATCGGCTCCATATCGGCGACGGCATCCTGAGCTTCGGTTGCCGGGTCAGTCGCGAGAGAATCGCGGCAAGCTGCGCAGACGAGCCCCCAGCCGCCACCGATCGGGATCGAATAGGCGTAGGGGGCGGGCTGGGTGGCGCGGGACGGGGCGGTCATCACAGGCCCCCCAGCGCTACGAGCCCGCTCCTGTGGCGCGCGAGCGGCGCCGACTCGGGTTCCGGGCGGATGCGCTCGGGGGAGAGGACGAGATGTGTCCCGGCATCCCGGAGATCCGCCGTCACGACGCGCACGTCGTAGGGCGAGACGATCTCCAGCACGCGGACGCGCACGGCGCAGCCGATGCCGACGATCTCGGCGAGGTGATAGGACGCGGTGGGCTGGGTGGCGGGAGCGGGGTTCATTGGGGCCTCCGTGGTGCGCGCCGTGTCCGACGCTCGATCGCAGCCTACGCCAGTTCTTTCGTTGGCGCAAGATTTATTTCGGCCGGCCAGAAAAAAACTTGAGCCCTGCGATCTCGCTTGACTCGCCGATCGCGGACCCGTAATAGTAGGGGCATGGACCTTGCCTCTTTCCGCGTTCGCGTCGGCGTGCAGACAGCGACGCAACTAGCTGAAATCACTGGTATTTCGCTCGCCTCAATCTCTCGAATCGAGGCCGGCATCTCGCGATGCTCCGTCGATTCGCTGGAGGTTTTGCGGCGCTGGATCGCCGAGGCGGGCGTGCGGGCCGGGATCCCGGCCTCGGAGTGGCCGGACCGCGATACCTTCGCCCGGCGGCCGTCCGCGCCGGCCGAGGGCTCCGAGGCGCGCGCGTGAGGCGCCGCCGGCCCGTGCGCTGCGCGCCCGCCGACGCCCGGCACCTGCCGGCGATCGATGCGCGCGCAGCGGCCGAGCTGCGCGATGAGATGGAGCGCTCCCGCGGCGGCCGCTGGCGCGACTCGCAGCACCTGCTCGACGGCGAGGTGGTGATCCGCGACCCGCGGCTCGACTGACACGCGCGCCCGCCGCGGTATGCGGGCAACGGGAGGAAGCATGGGCAAGAGCAAGGCGAAGCCGGCGAGCAAGAAGCCGGCACCGAAGCCCGTCGCGAAGACGAAGGGTAAGTAGTACGCGGCCCGGCCTGCTCTCGGGGCCGGGCCATCGCTCACCGGGGGGTGGGAGCATGGATACGGTAGCGCTGCTCACGCGCGAGCAGATCGACGAGATCCGCGAGCGCGCGCGCGACGGCCACTACGGAATCAACTCGGGCCTGATCGAGCTGCTCGCTACGCAGGTCGCGCTCTACATGGTGACCTACATGCGCGAGGACGCGGCGTGATCGCGCCGCGACGCAGCCCGGCGCGAGACGCGGCAGCGGCCCGCGTGCGCGCGGCAATCGCGGCGGCCGGCGCCGAGCGGCTGGCACGGCTCGACGACGCCCGGCGCGCGCTGCTCGAAGCCCGCGCTGCGGGCCGCACCCTGCGCGCGCTGGCGCGCGACGATGGCGTCACGCCGCAGTGTATCCAGTACCGCGAGCGCGTCGCGCTGCGGAAGCTGGCGGCGTCGTGAACCGCTGGCTCGAAGCCGTGCGCGACGCGATCCGGGCCGAGCTCGGGCCGGAGGCGGTGCGCTGCCGGGTGTGCCGGCTGTGGTTCGCGCGCCCGGCCGGGCTCGAGCCGTGGGTGGCGGCTACGCGCTGCGGGGAGTGTGAGTAGGTGGCGACAGGAAGGCAAGGTCAAGGTCCCGCGACTGCATACAAGGAGCGCACCTTTGGCTCTGCCCTGTCCGTCGGCCTTCGCATCTTCAAGTCGCGTCTTGCAACCAGCGGCTTTGAGTACGTCCATGCAGACCTGCACGCCGGCAGCGGGTACAACCACGAGCGGGGCTGCGAGGGCAGCCCTGTCGTGTTCCATCGACTTGCGTCCGGCGCCGGCGTTCTATTCCGCGCTTTCTATTGCGACAATGACCCGACAAAAACCCTCGCGCTTGAGGAGACTGACGCTGGAAGATGCGTCCGCTCCGACGTGATCTGCTCTGATAATGCTTCCGCACTCTGCACAGTGTGGGAGTACATCCTTGCTACTCAACCGCGCCCGGATATGGCGGTCGGCTCAGTCATCATCGACCCAAACGGCTACATCACGGACGCAGCCGTTCCGAGCGCGACGCTCAAGGACTTTGCTCGCCAGTTCCCGCGTATGGATCTCATCTTCAACCTCAACATGACGCACTACCGCCAGGTGCGCGGCTTAGAACGCAAAGGCGCGAAACCGGGCGGACTCACCTATCTGCCGGAGCCTTCAAAGCTCCCTCAAGAGTTCGCAAGGCAGTTCGGTCTCATTCAGATCCGTGAGCCGGTAGATGGAAACAAGTTCATGACCCTCGTACTCCGCAACGTGAAGACCGGAAGCCACCAGCGTCTCGGACTCTTTGACATCCACTCGGAGATCGGAGGGAACATGCTCAAGGAGTGCCGCTATGCCGGCCAGATCCCTCTCCGGTTCTGAGTACCGATCCTATGCGGAGTACTTGAGGCACCCGAAATTTCGTGCCGTGCGATCGGTTGTCATGCTGCGCTCAGGCGGAACGTGCGAGCGTTGCAAGGCTAGACCTCCGACCGAGGTGCATCACCTTCGTTATCCGCCGTGGGGCACGTTCGACGTTCCGGAAAACCTCGTCGCCATTTGCCACGCTTGCCACTGCAAGGAGCACGGAAAAGAATCATGAAGCAAGCAGTCAAGCTCGCCAATATTCGCCAGGATGGCGGGACACAGATCCGGTGCGAGATCAATGCCGAGAAGGTTGCAGAATACGAAGAGGTGCTCCGCGATGGCGGAACCTTCACCGATCCAATCATCGTGTTCGATGATGGCGATACGCTCTGGCTAGCTGACGGGTTTCATCGAGCTAGGGCCGCCGATGGTGCTGGGCTTCTCGAGCTCGAGGCTGACATTCGCGAGGGCTCGAAGCGAGACGCACTGCTCTACGCCTGCGGCGCGAACGCAGCGCACGGGATACCGCGCACGAACGCGGACAAGCGGCGCGCGGTGACGGTGCTGCTGGGAGATCCGGAGTGGTCGCGGTGGAGCAACATCAAGATCGCCAAAGCGTGTGCGGTAGACGAGAAGACCGTTGCAGCAGTCAGGGCAATCATCACTCCGGAAATCCGGAGTGAGCCAACGAAATACGTCACGAAGCACGGAACGATTGCGACGATGGACACGTCTCGCATCGGCGCGCCTCCGGAGGCGAAGGAAGCGCCGACCACGAAGAAGTCCGACCCCGAGCGCGCCTTCACGCTGGCGGCGTGGAAGCGCATGAAGGCGGCCGAGCGCTTCGCGGCGTGTCAAGCGTCCGAGCGCGTGTCGAAGTTCAATGAGCAGACGACCGAGGCGATCGACTGGGCGAAGTGGTCGTGGAATCCGGTTACGGGATGCCGACACGAGTGCCCTTACTGCTACGCGCGAGACATCACGCAGCGCTGGACGCAGGCGTTTCCGAACGGCTTCGAGCCGACGTTCCTGCCCGACCGGCTTTCCGCGCCGGCATTGGTGAAGGTTCCCGATGCCGCGGCGTTAGATGTCTCTTATCGGAACGTCTTCACCTGCTCGATGGCGGACCTGTTCGGTCGCTGGGTTCCGCGGGAGTGGATCGAGGCGATCCTTTCGACCGTGCGAGAACACGCTCAGTGGAACTTCCTGTTTCTGACGAAATTTCCAAAGCGCTACGCGGAGATCGAGTTTCCCGAGAACGCTTGGGTTGGAACGACGGTGGACTGCCAAGCCCGAGTCGCCGCCGCAGAGGAGGCGATGGCTGAGGTGAAGGCATCGGTTCGCTGGCTCTCGATTGAGCCGATGCTCGAGCCGCTGAAGTTCTCGAATCTCGCCGCCTTCGACTGGATCGTGATGGGCGGCGCCTCTTCCTCAACGAAGACGCCGGAGTGGCGGGTGCCGGCGTCGTGGTGGGCTCCGCTCCACCTGGAAGCCGAAGCGCTCGGCGTGAGGGTCTATCACAAGACGAACCTCTACACGCGTTCTCTCGGTTTCCCTGGTGGAGACCATGGGACCTCAACAGCGCCCGACGTGTTCAAGTATTTGAAGGGTAGAACGCTGAAAGACGTCGAACTCGGAGAGGCTGACTGATGCCGGCCCGCGTGATTCGCGGCGAGATCAACTCCAGCCGCTCGCTCTCCCGGGTGAGCCTCGAGGCGGACCTGACCTTCCGCGCCTTGCTCGTGGCGGTGGACGACTACGGCCGGATCGACGCGGACCCGATCATGCTGCGAGTGGCGCTCTTCCCGCGGCGCCCGACGATCACCGAGGATCAGATCGAGACCTGGGTAGCGGAACTTGCCGCCCAGCACTGCGTCGTCGTCTACGAGGTGGACGGCGGACGCTATCTCGCGCTGACCAAGTGGGAGAAATACCGAGGGAAAACGAACCGGGCGAAGGAGAGCAAGTGCCCTCCCGTACCCCGAAAAGCAGCCGATCTCCGGGAATCTCCGGGAGATCCCGGGAGAATCCCTCCGAGATCTTCGTCTTTGTCTTCGTCTTCGTCTTCAATTTCAACTTCAGGGCAGATGTCAGAACCGGAAGCGGCCCGGGCTTCAAAGGCAGCCCGGCCGCCGGAGAAATCCACGGAGCCGGAGCCCGAGCCGGCGGCCCCGGCTACTGGCTTCGGCGCCTGGAGCCCGCCGGCCGAGAAGCGCGAGATGCTCGCCGGGAGCACAGTCTTTGCCGAGGCGCGTGCGGCGGCGGCAGCGGCGAAGCGCGTATGACCAAGCCCCGCGCAACGTCGCACCGCTACGCCGCTGACATGACCTGCGGCCTGTGCGGGCTCGGCTTCACTTACCGGCACGAGCCCTGCGAGGGCGCCACCGAAGCCGGCCGCGCCGAGATCCGGCGCCGCCTCGAGGCCGAGCGGCGGGCGGCCATCGAGCGCCGGGCCGCGGCCTGCGCCGCGCACTTCGCGCAGCTCGCGGCGAGGCGCCGTGCGTAGGGCGGCGCGCATCGACGCCGGACACCGCGAGATCGTCGATGGCCTGCGCGCCATCGGCGCCGCCGTCACTAGCCTCGCAGCGGCAGGAGGCGGCGTACCGGATCTGCTCGCCAGCTACCGCGGCCGGTGGTGGGTCCTGGAGGTCAAGCAGCCGGCCGGCCCGCGCGGCGGCACCAGCGCGGACGGCCAGCGCCTCCGCGACACGCAGCGCGAGTGGATCTCGCGGCAGCGTGCGCCGGTGTACGTTGTTCGCGGCCTCAACGATGCACTGGAGGCGCTCGGAGCCGCGCGGAAAGGCGCGCAGGAGGCGCGATCGTGAGCGAGCCGGAGCGCGGTGGCGGCGGCCCCGCGATCGTCCACCGCACCCTCCCTCTCGGCGACGGCCCGCCCAGGCGCGCGCCGCAAACGACCGCCGCCTGGCCGCAGGTGCAGACGCGCTGCGAGGGCTGTGAG